CTGGAACGGGGCGACGTAATACTTGCGCTCCCCAACCCAGCGCTGCGCCTTCAGGTCGTATACGAAGGTGCGCGCCTCCGTCGGGAACCGGAAGACCAGTAGCGAGTGCTGCCCAACTTCCTCCCGATACCCGAACGCATCCGAAATCGTAGCGAGGCCGCGAAGGTCCTTGTCGATGGCCTGAGAAATCGGCTCTACACTGCGCCCGTCGCTGATGACGATGCGCCGCTTGTCGTCCAGGAACGCGAAGTTCGCATCAAGACGAATCGCGCTGTAGGGCGCGGCCAGGCCGGTATTGATGCTATTTACGAGGTCGAAGGGCAGGGTGGGGTCATCGCCGACCTGGTAGACCTGTAACGTCGAGTCGCCAAAAACGAAAAGCTCGTTGATGTTCTCGTAGACGCCCACGACCGCGTCCGGCCGCGCGTCCGCTGTAGTGAAGTTAGCCGCGCCCCAGGTGTTGAATGAGCCCTCTCCGATGTCCGACCACTTGAACACCTGCGAGCTATCCACGTCGTTGGCGATGAGCCGCTGCCCGAGAATGGCAATGTGAGTTGCACGGGGCGATGCGCTGAGCTGGCCAGCGGTCGAGTCAGCATTGCGCCAGCGCATGATGTGGTGCCCGGCCGCCATGTAGACGTAGTCCTGCCCGGACGCAAACGTGGGGCGCTTGCCGCCCTGAACCTGCGTCGTTACCGTGGCCGTGGACGCCACGATGGCAAGTTCCGGCTGCTGGTCGCGGACGGCGTAGACCTTGTCATCGGCGCAGACGGCCACGGTATAATTCGACCACTTGGCCAGGCCGCGCACCTTGGACGCGGGCATGTTCGTAACCGAGTAGGCCACCAGGCCGGGACGTGGGCGATTGACGCCCGCCTCGTCAACCTGCCAGTTGACGACGGACGACGTCGCCGCGCCGAGGTCGTCGACCCCGGAGACCTGCGCGGACGATATGTCGATCTTGGCGAGCGGCATGTTTACGGCCCCGCTCCCCCCGTGGGGGTAGTGAGTACCATCCTGAAATCGGTGCCGTCCCAGCGGAAATACATGGTGCGCATCGCACCGCTCGTAATTCCGGTAGCGTTGAGCGCCGTCGACCCGGTGGGAGGCTTATATTGAGAGCCCCATGAAAAGGCGAGGCTTCCAGCTCCACTCTTGTAGATAACCAAAACAAGTATGTCGCCCACCGCGAGTGTGCCGGTGGCGTGGTTTGCGATTGTCGCGGTTATGCTTCCGCCGTTCGAGCTGTCGAATATTTGAATATTCCGATTGTTGCTTATGTCTGGCGTAAACGTTGGCGTCGCCGATGAGTCCGTTGTGGACGTGACGCGCATTCGGAACGGCAGTGACATGACGCTGGCCGCGTTATATGTCAAGGTTGCGCTAAACGCGTTCCCGTGCTCCTGGAAAAGCGTTGCAGACGTACTGACGCTAAGGTCCGTAGTGTTCGTGCCAACCGAGCACCCTATGACTCGGCAGTTGGCGAACGCGCCTACGGAAATCCCAGTTGTCGCCCCCGTGACGTAACTGTTAACGAGGGCACATGTCGCCGCGCCAAGAGACGCGCCCGTTGTCCCTGCGCTAACCTCACAGTCGGAAGCGACCGAGTTTGCGCCGGTCAACGAAATGCCCGTAGTCGCGCCTGTCACGTAACAGGTCTCTGCGCGGCTCCTGGTACCGCTCATGGAAATGCCGGTTGTCGCCGACGAAACGTGAACGCCGCGCGCCTGCGCCCCGCTGCTGGACGACAAGACGCCGTTCGCGAAGTTACTCACATAGGAGTCGCGCGCCCTCGCATCCGTCCCAAGCGTGATCCCGTCGCCGTTGTCGGTGCCGCTGATGACCTCACAGTCAGTCACCCGTCCGCGCGTCCCGACCGTAATGCCCTTCGCCGCCGCGTTGTCGTCCGTCGACTCGATGACACAATCCTCGACTATGCACCCAAGCGCCGCGCTCATGTCGATGCCGGTTCGGTGCAGAGCCGTAGCCACGCGCGCGACCACCACCCGGTCGCCGTTCGTCGACTCGATGGCCTTGCCGGTGCTCGTGGTGTTCGCGGTAACGCTGAAGTCTTCCAGGATGAGTTTCGCGTCGCCGGCCGACCCCAGCGTCACCGTGATGGCGTTCGTAGTCGTCCCGTAGTTCTTGATGACCGAGACGCCTCTCCCCGCGCCCTTTATGCGCACGCCGGCCGTGTCGATGACCAGCGCCGCCGAGATGCGAAACGTCCCCTTCGGCAAGTACACGTCCCCGCCGCCACGGGCCTCGACCCGGTCAATGGCCGCCTGAATTTCGGCCGTGTCATCGTTCACGTCATCGCCAAGGGCGGCGAAGTCCTTGGCCGAAACCGCAAGTTCTCCGACCCAGTCCGAGTAATTACGCGCCGTCGCTGAGGACGATTCCTTGTACTTGTAATCGGCGCCGAGCGACGCAGTAGTTGTCGTAAAGAAGCTCTCTAGCGTCGTCTCGGTTCCGCCGTTGAGGTTGGTGTGGGTGACGTAGACCGAGTCGTGCCGCTGAAGATTGACGATGGCGTCGTAGTAGATGGTCGTCTCGGTCGAGTCCTTGACGATCATCCGGACCGGTTCGAGCGTGTAGACGGTCCCCTGGCCGGCCGCGTTCAGGGTAAGCGGCTGAGAAAGTTCCGTCGTACAGGCGGCGTCGCTGTATACCGTCTGCTGCGTCAGCGTCCCCGGCAGGTAGAAGCGCACCTTCCCCGAGGCAACCACTGCCCCCGCGGTGTCGCGCAGGCCCGCCGCCAGGATGTCGATTGGCTTGGAAGTCGTCGCCATGTCAGGCCGCCCAAACCACGCGAGCCGATCCGCTGGTGGTCCCCACCTGGATCCAACCGGTCGTGCCCGTAGCTAGTGTCACGTCAGAATCGTTCAGCAGGGACACCTGAAGCGCTCGAAACACCGTCACTGCCGCCGCCCCGTTGAAGGCATATGGGTTCGCCCAGCCGCTGGACCCGCCGTTAATGGTCAGATTGTTGATCCACAGGTCCGTGATAGCGTTGGTTACCTTGATGGCGCTCTCGGGCTGGTCACTGGGCGCGGTCGCCGTGCTGATGACCGTAGTGTCCAAGATGCGATCTTGGCCTGCGCCCGTGATGAATTCGATTTGAGCCCCGTCGTCCAGCGTCCCCGCTTCGAAATAGCAGTCCAGGATATGCGTCCTGATGCTGTTCGTGCGGACCTTGGCCCCGGTGCTCGCCGTCGTCACCGTCGCCGGGAAGTACAGGTTCTGCAGCACGACGCCGGCCGCTGTGATGTCAAACAGAACGCCGTTCGCCGCAATGTTCCGGGTGAACTTCGGGCGAGTGCTCCCCGACCCTTCTCCCACGATATACAGCCCCGCCTTGCCCAGCGTCTGCGTGCTGGTGATTGTCTCCGTGTGGTTCTCCAGCACCACAATGATGTCTGCCGCTGCCGCGTTAGTCACCGCTTGCGCCAGCGTCGCCAAGGGGCGAATCCTCTCCTTGCCCCGAGGTGACGCGGCATCTGCCGCCGCTGCTGACGTGGACGACACATACCAGATGTCGCCCGACAGGTAGAGGGGCGAAGACGTGGTGAGGGTCGGCCCGGTCGAGCCGCCAACTCCAGATGGGTAGATGTTGGGTGACGCCATTAGTACGCCGCTCCGAATGGGACGAAGATCAAAGGCTGCTTCTCATTGTCATTTCCAATCTGACGCTGCTTCTCGGCCTCGAACATCGGCCCGTATGTCATCGCCAACTGCGGCTGACCGTAGGCCGGCGCAATCTCGGCCGTGAGCCCGTAGACCAGGGCGAGGATCCAGTTCGTCGGGAAGTCGGCGTTGAGCGCGCCCGTATCGAGGTCCTTTGCCCGCACCGCCCCGGCATAGGTGATGGTGTCGCCAGTCGTGTTCGGCACGGGCCACAACTTCATCGTCAAGAGCACCCGCCCGGCGCCGCTCAAGGTCTTCTCGATGAAATACCGCGCCGGCACACGCCCCGCCGTCGTCCAGTCCGGAAGGCTCATGTAGTCGTCACGGCTCATAGGCCGCACGGGAACCCGAGACGTCCCTCCCGACTGCATGAAGTTGACCGGCTCGTCCACGTCAAACACCGTGGCGTCTAACGTGTAACTGGCCGTCGCCGCCGTCGTGCTGACCGTCAGAAGACTGACGCGCCAGAGAAACTGACCCTCGGCGTCGATGGCCTTGACGATACGGTTCAGAGCTCGCGAGGCATGGTCGCGCTCCTTGCCCGTGGCGTCCTCGCCGGGGCCGATGGCGCCAACGTTGGCAAGCGCGTCCGAGATAATCTCGTCGCGCGATTGACTCCAGGTGTCTGTGGTCCCGACCGCCATTTAGTGCCCCGTCGGCTTGACCCCAACGCCGAAGCGCGGGGCGTGCTCGTCCCTGGCCCTGACCCCGCGCCCCTGCTTGCGGGCCTCTTCGAGCTGGTTCTCTTCCTCGGTGCAGAAGCGATTGCAGCGAAACAGGCGGTCGGAGCAGTATCGGATCTCCCCCGGGTACCGGAAGGCATTGCCGCAGATGGAACAGCCCATGAGGACCGTTCCGTCTTCTGCTCCGAGCCGCCTCGCGTATGCCACCTGTGAACCTCCCCGGGCCGTGGGCCGAGTAGGCCAAGCGGCCCGGCGCTGCTTAGTCGCCGTTGATGGCGAGGCCCATGCTCGCCGAGTGATTCGCTTCGTCGGTCGGGACCCCAACCTGCGCCAGGTTGGCGAAGTCACCGGCCCAATCAGTCGCCCCGTAGAGCATGCAGTCCTTCAGGATGACCGTCCCGCCCGCCGACGCATTGACCGTCATACCGACTGTCATGCCAGTAGCGGTCGAGTCAATCGGGTTGAAGAACTCGCATCCCTGGAACCGGATGTAACGGTCCAGGCCGCTCGCCGGGATGTCGACGAAGAGGGCGCCCGCGTTGTCTGCAAACCCGGTGATACGGCAATTCACGAACGAATTGCGCGTAGCCTGGTTTGCCGTCCGGATCTCGGCACACGCCGCCGAGCGGGCGATGGTGTCCAGCCCGATAGTGCAGTTGACGAAGAGGTTCTCTTCCGCACCGTCGAGGTAGAGCGACTCCGATGCCGCGTCATCCCCGGCAGTCGCGTGACCGATGCCGGCAATATGCACGTTCTCGAAGTAGTTGCGGTCGCCCGTGATCCCAAGGCAGGTCGAGGCCGCATTGTGACCCTGGAACAACTGGATGTTGTAAAAGGCGTTGTTGTGCCCGGTCACGTTGATGAGCGCCCCAGCGAATGAGGTAGAAGGCGCAATGCGCGCCCTCTGACTTACGTGGACCGGGGAGCAGGCGCCCACAAGGGTGATCCCGCTCTTGGACCATGTAATCGTCGCCGTGTCCCGCGAAGACGACCCCGTGGTGGCGTCGGTACCGAGGAAGATGATCACGTCACCAGCCTCGTCAGTGCAAGCGTTGTACGCCTCCGTCACCGTCTGGTAGGCCGAGTAGGGAGACTTGCCATTCCCCGACCCGAGCCGTGGGTCAACCCAGAACACCTTGGCATTCCGCGCGGCAGCCCTGGCAAGGGCCATGTCGAGCGCCGGGATCCCGAAACTCGACACACCTTTAGGGTATTTCGTGAGCCCCATGGTCGTCTCCTAGGTGGCCGCAGAGCCGTAGATGCCGCGGAAATCCACGATGCCGTAACGGCACCGGAAGAACGCGACGTAGACCTTCTGGAGCATCAGGACCACCTGGTCGGTGATAAACTGCTCCTTCTCGATCCAGTCGAAAAACAGCCCGCGAGTGTTGTCGGTCTTCGCGAACCACCGGGTGTTCGACCCGAGGTAATCGAACTCAGCGACCTTGGTCCCCTTGATGACCGACGGGTCGTTGTTCGCGCTGCCCACCTGCAGGTCGCTCTTCGAGAGCTTCTGAGCGACGTTGCAGAGAGCCGACGGGACAATCCAGCAGTCCACCTTGTGCGGCATGATGTTCCCATCAGGCCCCAGGATGGTCCGAAGGTTGGTCTTCACGTCCTCGGCCGCCGTCTCGTCCAGAGCCGCCGGGGTGGCAAGCTCGTTGCCGGTCGTCTGGCCGTCGGGCAACTGATGCACGGTCGAGCACATCTCTAGCGCGTCAGCAGTCGCCGGAAAGGCAGAGTTGAAGGCCCGATCAAGCAGCAGCGCCGTGAGCAGTTCCGGGGTGACCCGGCTCGCGCGCCCCAGCGACCCGGCGGCCTGGGCGACGCGACCGTAACGGTTGCGCACGTCCTTGGCCGCCTCGTAGCTGATAGTCACCGCGCCCGCGTAGGTGGCGGTGTTCCAGGTCTTCACAGGACCCTGAAGAATCTGCTTGCTCTGAACAGCGGCGTTCTCCGTCTTGAGCGACAGAGAACCGGGCCCGCCGTATTCGACCGCCGACTTGATCGGCTCGTCGTCCGAGGAGATCTTGAAAATCTTCTCGAACTGCCGTTCTGCCTTGGTTTCGAGGCCATAGAAGGACCGGTTGACCACCGGGTCGATGGCAGCGAAGAAATCGTTGCTTGAATGTGCCATTGGTCAGTTCTCCTTCTAGGTGCCCAGAGACCCACCGGGCTCAAGGGCCGGGTCGCGCTTGCCAGCGTTGGCCTTGCAGAACACAGCCGCATCAGCCAGTTCGGGATCCGACTTCGGATCGCCAATGACGAACTCCAGAACCCGCCACGGGTGGGTTGCGGTCGTCCCGCGGCTGGTGGCGTCCAGCTCGTGCGCCGACAGGCCGGTAGTGGTGCTCCCAGTCCCAAGGACCATCTGATAGTTGATCCCCTGGTCGGTGATCACGATGGCCTCGTCCACCGAAGCCTTGAACTTGGTGTGGACCATGTCATCCACTCCGTACACATACGAAGCGTCGAACTCATCGTTCAGAGTCCCGGTGTAAAGCGTGGTGGCGGGCAGGTACTTGCGCTCCAGCCGCTCGCCGGTCGAAGCCTGCCAGTAAGAGGCGCCGCCCCACTGGACGCTGTAGACCTCGCCGTCGGCGGTCGCCGTGACGATGGCGTCGCCGGTCGACACGTTGTCGAGCGCATCGCCCTTGAAGATTGCAGTAGTGTTGTTGGTCAGGACCCGCATGCGCACGCATTCGACCGTGGTGCCGCCGCGGGAGACCGGGATGAATCCGGGGATCTGAGTATTAGCCATTGTCCGCTCCTCCTACGAAATACCCGGGATGGGGTGGCCGCTATCCCGCAGCATCTGCATGCGGTCGGCGTTCTCGTCTCGACTAACGACGGCAGTCATTGATGCCGTCCGATCTCCCGAACGCTCGGGGGAATAAATCTGCTTCTCGATGGCCTCTTGATACGCCTGCTCGGCCACCTGATACTTCGCGTGCTCCTCGCGCGGGAGCCGACAGAGCACCTGACGTCCACGCCGAATCAGCGTGTCCACCGGCTTCCCCTGGTCCTCGCGAGTCTCGGCCTGCAACACCTTATCGTTGCTCGACCGCTGCACGACCTCCCAGCCGCCGATTGACACGAACCCGCCAACGGCATGGCCGCGCTCGTGCTCTTCGAGACACCCGCTCGCCTTCAGCGAATGCGGATGGTTCTCGTCGGTCGTCTTCCACTCGTAGACGAAATTCGGGTCGCGGTTCTGAAGGTGCGTCGCCCTCGACCCCTTGTAGAGGGGGCTCGACTTCAGATCGTTCCGCGCCGGGACCTTCTTCGGTGCCTCGAGCTGCTGCTGTGCCATGCGTCCATCGCGCCCATCCTTCACGCGACATGCGCCGGGCACGGCAGCATCGCGGGATCAGGTCACGGGACCACGCACTACCGTTGCAGCACGGGATACGTCCCTATTGTTGGATATTGTGTCGTTCGCTTTTCGGGGAAGTCAACAACTATTTGTTGAAAAACTTATCCGGGCTCTTCCAGCGCGCGTATTGCTCCTTCGTCATGCCCGCATTGCGCGCCGTTTCCAATTCGAGCGGGGACAGTGTTACGCCCTCTTCCTGGCGGGACGAAGAGGCGCTCGGCCTCGAGGTGGGGACGCCGGCCAGGGCGGCGGCGGCCTCCTGGCCATACTGTTGGGACGCCTGTGGCTTGGCCTGCTGGCTGGACAGCATGCGCTCTGCCTCCTCGAAGGCCTGGTTGAGGCGGGCCGGGCTCTTGGGCACGCCGCGAAAGGCGAGCATGTCATCGGCCAGCTTGACCGCCTCGATGCCACGGGCCCCGTTAAGCGCAACGTTGCGGTGCTGAGACAATAGAAACTGAACTTCGGGTGGCATCGGGGCCGGCGAGCGCTGCTCCATCTCCTGCCGGATGGCCTTGATCTTCTCGTCCGCTCGTCTCTCCGCGATGAGCTCGCTCGCCTCTCTCAGCTTGGTGTGGTACAGGCGGATGTCGTTCTTTTCCAACGCATCCTGCGCCTCCATGTAGAGCCTTTCGGGCTCGGGACCGGGGGCGGCCGGCGCCGGCTGGGCCGGGGGAGGCATCCTCTGCATGGCTTCGAACTGCCCCATCAGGCGGGCGTTCTGTGACCGCAATTCCTCGGCAATCTGTCGCTGGGCATCCAGCTGCTTCGACAGGTCGTCTCGAAAGGTCTTCAGGCGCTCGTCAATGACGGCCTCGGTCGCGGCCTGCCGCCGGCTCTTCGGCCTGTCCTGCGGCGTTGGCACGAACTCGCCGCGCGGCTCTTGCCCCTCGGGCTCCTGCGGCTGCTCGGGAGGATCGTTAATCGCCTCCACGTCTGGAGCGCTTCCGCCATCATCAGCCATCATCCCGCTTGCCGTAAGAACGCCCATTTACACTGCCTCCTTCTTCGTCTCAAATGAATCTTCTTTGCGCTTCGCTCGCTCGATGTAATAGCGGGTGCGCCCGTCGTCGGTCACGCCGCGCTTTCTGACCAACTCGCCGCGCTCGATGCGCTCCAGCACGTCCACATTCAGGTGGATGTCATCGACGCTGAGGACAATGATCCGCTCTGACACCTTGGCAGCGCCGCAACTGCGGCACGTCCGCAGCTCGAAGTTCTCGTTGGGCTCGCCCAGTTCCCGCCACAGCTTGCTGTCCCGGGGAACGAACTCCCACGCCCCAGGGTGGTCGCATTCTTTGTCGCCGGGCTTGATGATGTGCTGCCACTTCTGGATGACGCCCGCGTACTTCGCGTACCAAATTTCGTCGCCAACCTCGGCGCCCAGGTCATAAAGCTTATCCGCCGCCTGGTCGCCAGCCGACAGGATAGTCCCGGCGAAAAGGTGCTGTTTCGCCACGTCGGCAATTTCGAGCCCGCCCTCTGTCTTCGACTCGACCGGGAACTCGCGCACAAGGATGCGGTCGCCAAACGGGTGCCCGGGGCCGGTCCGCAGATCTGCGCGGAACAGGGGCCGGGGACGGCTTAGAACGAACTTCATTTCACTTTCCTCTTGATAGTCGCTGGGTCTTCGAAGGGCGGCTCTTCGGGGTGCCTAACTCGCTCCGGTGGATGGCAAGCCGAAATGAGTCTCTCGGCAAACCGGAGCCCCCCGACTGCGATTTGAGCCGCTCCCGCATCCCCTGCTTCGACTGCCCGAGCGACGGTGTGGAGCGCGGTTTCACGCTGCTCCTCCAGGAGGTGGAGCAATAGCTCCGATATCGGCTGGGCCCGCCATGGGGCCAGGTCCTCCTCCTCCAAGTCCAGGAACGACTTGCTGTCCAAATTGCTGCTCAAGCTGCATCCCCCTCTTTTGTGTCAACCCAGCGGCGTGAAACCGCATGTGCTTTTCGGCCATCGCGCGCCCGGTGTGGTCCATGGTCTGGGCCTCCGGGCTCTGCATGAACTGCATCAGGTCCCGCATGTGCGACTCATCGTCATCCGCCGGGTGGACCGGAGAATCCTCCCCGCGCAAAAACCCCGCGTTTTCCTCGTACTGCGGCTTGGGCTGCGGCGGCGGCGGGGGCGGCGGCTGAAGCAGCGGGATGAGCTTGTCCCCGTCGGGGAAGATGCGGAACCCGTCCTCGGTCAGCTTCATGAGGATGGGCATGCCCACCTGCGGGTTCTGCTGAATGACCGGGTTCTGCATCACATACGAAAACAGGCTCATATGGTCCTCGACACGCTGGCTTTTCATCCGCGCATCTGACGCCGGCATGAGCCGCGCCGACGGCGAAAACATCCACTTGCCAACCTGGACCTCTTGCGTCTGATTGCCCTCGATGACGATGTCTGCGATCTCCTCGTCCTCCAGGAATACGCCCCAACACCGCCAGATTTTCTCGAGCTCGTGCCGAAACGCCTCGCGGATGCGCCGGCCAAGGACGCTGATAGGCGCCATCATCTGCTCGGCCAGGATTTGCATCCCCGCCTTGGTCTGGTTCGACCCGGGTACCTGACCGCTCATCAGATCGGAACTGCCCACCATGGTGTCCTTCATCCCGTCGAGCAATTTGACGAGGTGGACGGTGGACGGGTCGTTGTCGGGCGGGTCCAGGAACATGATCGCGTCCCGGATCTGATTGACCGGGCCGTCTATCTCGATGACCTCGCCAGGCTGCACGTTCACGGCCCCGCGCTGCATGCGTATCTGGCGGCTCATGAACATCGGTTTGGCGTTCTTCAGCGTCATCCCATCGATGTGCTGGTTGAGCATCGTGTTCTGGGCCATCGACAGGCCGTACAGGAGGTCGCCGTATCCAAGCCCGTAGAAGCCGTCAGACGGGAAGCAACGGTAATGCGTGAAGAAACAGATTTGACGTCGACGCGCCGGCTTCGGCGGCGTCCCCAGGACCGGCGGAGGTGCCATCGGCAGGGCCCCGAGACTCATCTCGGCCTCAAAAGAGGCAATGGCGGCGACGCTGTCTTGGTACGCCTTCAACTCGCGTTCGTAACGTCGCTTGTCGTCCGGATCGTCTTCCTCGCGCAGAGAAAGGCGCAAAACGGTCTCTGTCACGGCGTCAACCGTGGCGACCAGATAGTGCTCCTTGCCGTCAAAGGCCGGGTGCCGCGTGGGCGCATTCGGCAGCCGCATCCGCATGTGCTGCTCAAGCACCTGTCTTGGCTCGTCCTCCATCTCGTCGGACGGAGAAGTACCGTCAATCTTGAGAGACGCCTCGTGGAACTCCGACCGATTCGGGGTCTGCGCCGCCTCCTGCTTTCTTACCTCGGCCGCGTTGACGAAAATCCCGTCATCGCCGTAAGCCTCGATGTCGGCGATGGCCATACGGTGAACCATCGTGTACCGGGGCACGTCCGACATAGACGGGTCCTGCGACCGCTGCCCGTACGCCACAGCGAAGTCCTCGATAGGGATCCAATCGCTGCGCACCTTGCGCTCATGCGGATCCCAGTAGGTACGCCGGAAACCAGACCCGTAAAGGCACGTCTGGTGCAGGGTATCGTCCAACCCCTGCGACATGTACGGCATCTTGTAGCGGACGTAACTGTTAGCGAACCGCTCGGAGACGTGCGCGAAGGACGACTCGGCAGCGGTCCCCGGGATGACCGAGAACACCTTGCCCGACGCCGGCCAGATCATGTCATAGAGCCGCGCCTGAATTTGAAGCTGCGGCCCCGTGAGCGTCGGCGTCTTGACGTTCGCCGCCCTGTGAAACGGGAAGTTCTTCGGCTTCGCAACGAGCGCGTACATCTCTTGAAGCTCCTTGAGGCGCTTCATTCGCTCGGCCCGAGACGACACATCCCGCTCGAATCCGTCCACCACCTTGCGGGCCAACTTCGCTACCTCGTCCTCCTTCATGAACGCAGCGAGATTCGCCAGCTCAGACAGGGACATATCTTTCTCGGAGGCTGCCGGCTGCTGCGGCTGTTGGCCTGACTCCTCGGTCTGAATTTCTTCCGTTTCCATTAGCCGTCGTAGCCCCCGGTCATGCTGGTTGTTTCCGTCTGCTGGCTTCGCTGGCTCTTGAGGATTCGATTCCAGCGCGCCACCTCGGCGTCCATCGGGTGCTCCTCGAGGGCGCTCCTGACGGGCCACTTCATGAGAAGAAATCGCAAGGCGTCCACGGCGTGCGCCAGGGACGAAGTCGGGTCGTAGTCGTCCGGGTCCTCGGGCGCGCAGCTCGAAATCTGCTTGAGCGCCCGTACCAGATTCGGACAGCGGTCCTCGAAGATGACGAGCTGAGGCGCGCCGGTCCTGTCGGGCAGGAGGCGCTCCTTGATCTGATTGATTCCAATCTTCCGCTCGCCGGGCAGCTTGTCGGCCGGGAAAATCCGGAAACCGTGCTCCATGATCCCGGCCGCCGCCGTGGATTCGGACCCGTAGCGGTCCATGGCCTGGGTGTCGATAACCCCCCAGAACTCGTCGGGCCTCCAGACCTTTTCCCGGCTCCATTTCTGATGCCGGTACTTGTCCCGCATCACCTCGCCGTAGGTTCGCCCCGTCACGCCGGGCCTGTGGAGCTCGTCGATGACGTAGACGCGGTTATCCTGGTCCCGCGCAGCCCACAACGTGCAGGCGGGGCTCGTCGAACCCCAGTCGATCCCAAACATCATGTCCCAGTTGCCCGGGATGGGACGTGACAGCGCGAAGTGCAGGGCGGGCTTGATGAGGTACGAGAAGAACGCGCCGGCCACCACGTCGAAGTCGCCGTCCATGTACATCCGGACTTCGTCCGGGCTCATCATCGAGCGCAAACGGGCTTCGTAGGTGCCGTCCGGGTCGATCCAACGGTTGTCCTTCAAATACGATCTGATGAACGCCCGCGTGGTCTTGACCTTCCGCCCATCGGGCAAGGTCACGTCCACCGTGAAAATCTTCGACCCCTGCGGGCATTCGTCGATGAAGAAATGCTTCTTCACCCAATCGCCGTGCGGGCCGCCTGGGTTTGCGGTGCATCGGACGGACAGGACGCGCCGGTAGTCAGGATCGTTCGACCGGACCTGAGCAACGAGGAACGAATACGCCTCGTAGCTGATGAATTGCACCTCGTCGAACAGAACGGCGACGAATTCGTTGCCGTTGTACCCGAGGTGATCGGTCGGGCCGTCCAGGTGGCGCATGGTGACCGTCGCGCCGGAGGTGAACGTCCACGTTTTCTCGTTCTTGTGGTACCCGGTGGTCCCCATTTCCGGGTCCAGGAACGGGTAAACCTCGTGGGTCTTGGCTATGAAGTCCTTGAGGTCTTCCAGGTTCTTCCGGAAGACCATGATCCGGCATTTGTGCTGTTTAACGCCCGTTTTGGTCCATTTTTCGTGAGCAAGCTGCAGAATTGGCGTCACACTGGCGACCAAAAACGCCGTTTTCCCGCCTCCCTTCGCCCCTCCGTACAGCAATTCGAACGCGGGGCACGCCAGGGCAACGGCCTGCTTGGGGAGAGGCTCCCAGATGACCTGTTTGCCGGCGACGTCTGCGATCATGCGACCCTGGCCTTCTTCGGGGCGGCCTTGATCTGCTGAACGCGGGCCTTTTGAACGATTAGATAGAACTTCTCGCCGGTTTGCTGGACCCGGTACATCTCCGCGAACGTGATTCGCCGGCCCTGAGTCTTGCCGCAACACTGCGACATGAACTCGATGGCCCAGCTATCCTCTTTTGGAACGCGATACGCGAGCCTTGCGACCGGCAGATCGCAAAGGGCGCAATACGGGATGAACGTCGGCGGGAACTCCCCCGGACGGAACCGCTTCACGCCGCTTTCCCTCCGGGCGGAAAGTCTTCGCCCAGTTGTTCCTGTAGTTCTCGTTTTGCCCCAAGTTCACCTGAAAGCTCTTGCGCAGGTATTGCACGCGCTTTCCTCTCCTCTTCTGCGGCCATACGCTCCCAGGCGGCGTGGTCCTCCACCCGGGGCTGCATCAACATCACGGCAAACGTCGTCTTTCCGCCGGCCCCCTGCTCTCGAGCCCGCCGCTCGGACCCAACCGACTTCGCCATTTCGAGATTGACCACGTCGCGGACGGTCCGGTCCTCCCACGCCCCCACGCCCTCGGCAGCCTCCGTGTCCTGGACCTTCTGGACCCAGTCCAGGGCCGCGCGCTGGCGCTTTTCCCAGTCGCGGTCGAGCGACTTCCGCAGACGCTTGACCTTGGCCTTGAAGTCGCTCACGCCGTGGCCTGCCTCTGGCGCTCCCGGCGCCAGCCGCGCTGGTAAACCGCGTGCGCCTCCGAATGCGCCTTGCAGCGGAACTTGTCGCCCGTGCGCTCCTTGCAGCCCTCGACCGCGCAGAGGCCGAGCCTTCGGCGGCTCTTACGGTGCTCTGCCTGCTTGGTCACCCTCTCATGAGGGTGGGCGCGCTATTGCAGAAAACGCAATACTAAGAGGTTGACTTTTGCGGAAACCGCAACACAGGATGAGAAGGTGACCATGAACGGAGGAAGTGCATGGGATTAGAAACGATGAGCGTAACCATCGCGGGCGACACTGACCTGCTGATGCACAACGGGCAACTGGCAAACCCACTGAATAAGTGGTCCAAGGCTCTGAAGGAAATTACGGGGCGGCGAAAGAAGACGGATGATGACCTCGAAGAGATTGCCCGGATTGAATGGTTGGGCGGGCTCTACACTGACCCTGCCGGCACGGTCGCAATCCCGGCTGACAACATCCTCGCGGGCATCATAGACGGGGCTCGAAAGAGCCGTAACGGGAAGAAGGTGGAGGCGGGTGTTTTCTGCTCAAAGCCCTATTTCCCGCTGCTATTCAAGGGGCCGAAGGACGTCCAAGCTCTGAGCCAGGACGCCGCCTTTGCGGACTACCGCTCTGTGGCCGTCAACGGCAAGCGGATCATGCGGTCGCGCCCTCGCTTTACAGACTGGCGCCTCAAGTTCGAAGTTGTTTTCAACCCATCGCTGGTCAACCAGCGCGACGTAATGGCAGCCGTCGAGGCATGCGGCGAGCAATGTGGGATTGGAGACTTCCGCCCCCGGTATGGGCGATTCCACATCGAGGCGTGATGGCTGAAGCCAGGGCGTTCCCGTTCGACTGGGGCGAGCTTTCGAAAGGCTCATGGCTGGAAACGGATGTCCTCGAACGAGCGACATACCTGAAGCGGACAGACAACAATTTTCGGCTAAAGGTCATGTCCGTGATGTCGGAAATCCGAGAGCGGACAGGCATCTTGTGCCGTTCAGAAAACGACCGCGTCCGGCTGATGACCGACGTCGAGGCGTACCAATGGAACTACGAGCAATCCCAGCAAGCGGTCCGCAAGCTGACCCGCGCTGCCAGGCGGTGTGCAGACATCGACATGAACCAGCTCGAAGACTCAGACCGGAAAGCCGCCGAGCACTGTCAGATCGCCATCGTGTCAACCGCCGCCGCCGCTCGTCGGGAGCAGGCGAAGCACACAAAACTCTTCGGGCTCATGAAGCCCGATGCACCTCTCCTCGGAGACGGCACCTGACGGCCGATTACGTCAGTTCACGGCACGGCGCGACGCGGCCTGGCTCGGCCGGTCCTGGCAGGGCTAGCCATGCCCCGGCAAGGCCACTGTTCTCCCCCCCCCGTCGGGGCGGCGATTTTCTACCGCCCCGGCGGGGGGACCTCTTCAAAGATTCTTCACCAAATGGCACCTGACGGCCGGTTACGTCAGTTCACGGCACGGCGGGGCGGGGCGAGGCACGGCAAGGCCGGGCGGGGCGCGGCAGGGCCGGGCGGGGCTAGGCAGGGCCGGGCGCGGCTAGGCGCGGCCAGGCTGGTGCGAGGCCAACTTCCCCCGGGGCGACTGGTAACTCGGTCGCTCCGGGGGGTATCTTGGGACCCATGAAGCGCGTTCTCCGGTGGTTTCTGACGGTGTTCCAGGGCGGCGAGCGCCCGGACGGGTTCACGGCGTTCGGCCGCACGATCTGGTTCACCGACGCCCCGTCGCCGGGTCTGGTCGCGCACGAGGCGCTACACCGGGAGCAGCAGGCTCGAGACGGGTGGCGGTACTACGTCCGTTACGGCTGGGAGCTCGTCACAAAGGGATACCGGGAAGTCAGCTACGAGAAAGAGGCCTACGAGGCACAGCGGCGGGTGAACGAGACGCGCTCAGGTCCCAGCAGCCCGCCGCCACCCCGCCGTAGCCCCTGACGGCCCCCGCTGCGCCACCCGCGCCCGGTCAGCCCGCTCCTCCCGGCCCCGCTCCCTCCCCGCCCGCCGCGACCGCGTCCTCCAACACCACCACGCCCACTCATCATCCCCAGCCACCCCCCGCGGCGGCTCCACCCACCACCACTGCCCACGGTCCCGCTCCAATCTCCCCTTACACCCCTGTCCTCCCGGTGGCGGTGTTCCAGGTAGACCGTCTGGCTTGCTATTCAGCCGCGCTTTGCCGGAGCCGCTAATCGGGGGCACCGCGACGCCGCGCGTGGATAGCGGCCCCAGCGCGCCCCCAGCTGCCCGTGGGGCCGGTGACAGACCCCCCCTCAGCAGGTAGCGCGGTGGTATTCGTCGGCCGCATGCTGACCATACAAGCCTCGCCACGTCATCATGTCAAGTAGCATGCGGTGCGGCAAAGGGTCCGGGGAGGGGTAAAATTGTGGGGGAGGGGAGTCGAGGCCGTGTTTGCCTCTGCGTTTTCCCCCCGGGGGGTGGGTGTCACTGCGCTGCGCACCCCCCGGGGGGTCAATCTGGACCGAGACCCCCCCCCGGTCCTTCGCTGCGAGCGTAGCCCCCCATACAATTGGCGCTTGCAACCCCGCGTAACCATTGAGCAGCGTGGGGGCTGGAGCCAGTGCAGAGGATTGGCTCCGACGGGATGCAGGGGCCCCGGGCCGCAGCGGGGTATCGGCGAGGGGAGGGGGTTTTGGTGGCGAGTGGTGGGTGGGGCGATGGGGACCTCCCTTGGCCTCCCCCGGCCTGGCCTCCCTTGACCTCCTCACGCGCGCCCCTTCCTCGCACGTACCTCGTCCCGCAGCGTAGCCGGCTCGTCCCCACTGATGTCCTCACCCCTGGCGAGCCGTCGCACGCGAGCGGCCTGCACCGTCGCCTGCACCTGGGTCCAGTCAGCGACAGCGCGGCGTAGGGCGCGGCGGCGAATCCGGTAGATGCCTCGCCTATCCTTCGACGCACGCAACCACCCGCGTGCAATCCACCGATGCACCGTTAGCAGCGTAACTCCCCATGCGCGTGCTACCTGGGTCGTCGTGTACCGCTCGCCGTGCCCCCTGCCCGGGAGCCGCAGGGCCCGTCGTGGGTCGCGTGGTAATCCCATATCACCACTATACCTATATACTCACGCGCGCGCGCGTACCTAGGACACGCCAGAACGCACGAAGGCCCGTCCGGGGGCTCTCACCCCTAGACGGGCCCGTACTCGCGTCCTGGCGTGTCCTAGACGCGTGTCACGCGGCGTATCGCGTCCCTGGCCGCCTCCGTCCGGGTCTCGCCTCGCCGCTGTGCGTAGGTGTCCAGGTCCCGTAGCTCGTCGCGCCGTAGCCGCACGCCTACGGTAGTCGTGTGTGTGTCCCCGTAGCCGTTGGGGTCCGTGGTGCCCGGGGGGCGGCCGGGCCGGCGGGGGGGCGCACACCCCGCGTGGTAGGGGCCCACGCGGTGCTGGCGTGGGCGGATGGGCAGGTGGCAGGCGGGGCAGGTCATCGCGCCCTCTCTGCGGGCCAGATGGCCGCGCTACCCGGCCTCCACCCGCCGGGGGGCCAGACCCTCCCGTTGTAACTCACCCGGCCGGCCTCGGTCCCGTCGTCCCGCGTGATTACTCCGCCGCGCCATCCGCTGGCACCTAGGTCGTGGTCGTCGATGTGCCGCCTGCATGCCTCCGACGCCTCCTGCAGCGTGGCCACCGGCACCGTGATGCCGTCGTCGAGTGTCACGGTCATAGCAGACCAGGCCCCCATGACTAGCGCCCCTCCTGGAGCCGAGCGCCAGACACGGCAAACTCGACCTCTTTTGAATCCCTCATGGCATCCTCCTAGTCAGCGAGATCGTCATAGTGATCATCACAGGATGGCCCCAGCGACGCATGCATAGTGGCTGGCAGTGAGCACCGCGTACATCGGGTCACCGGGCGTGTGTCAGTCGCCGCCATGGCGCCGGCGGCACGCCGAGCGCGCTCCGCATCGCGCGCATCCTCTAGCGAGCGCAGACGATTGATCAATTCGCGGTGAGCGGCGGCAAAATCGCCCCATGGCATGCCCACGCGTTCGACCTCATCGCGCGTGTAGTCATGATACATGATCGCGTATGCGTCCCTCAGCACGTCGTCGTCGGTGAGTCGAGCTCGGTCGCGGACCAGTTCGCAGAACGTCATGGCCATGCTAGCGCCCCTCCCGGGTGCCATCATCATCATCCAGCCCGATGCCCAAGCCCCGCGCGATATCCTCGTAGTCCGAGCCCCCGACGAACGCCGCCAGCGAGCGCGCCATGCGCGGCTCGCCCACGTATACGGATACGCCACATTCGCGACACTCGGCGTACCCACCCTGCGCCCCATCCGGGACGTCATGCGGGCGCCGGACCGACACCCACTGTCCGCGCCGCGCGCCGCGCCTCGCAATTTCTCGCTGCATGCAGGTTTTCGTCGCCATGCTAGCGCACCTCCCGGACCGCTGCGCCAGGGTACGCCGCCACCAGCGCGGCGCGCACGTCGTCACTCGAGCCCTCGGCGTAGTCGTCCATGTTGACGCGAAACGTCACCTTCATGGAGTCCTCGACGATGCGAGCATCGTCTCCGGACCCTGTCCAGACCTCGGCGTACCAGCCTGGACTCGCGCGGTCGGTGGTGTCGTAGCGGTACGTGATTGCCATGTCCTGTGTCCTCGTCATCGCCTCATCTCCTCTCTCTAGTCGAGAAACGCGATGTTTCGACCCGCCCGTCCCCCGGGAGTTGTGGCGGTGTAGCGGTAGCTATATCCATAATACTCATCGTCCGTTACCACTTTGACGTCCGTGAAGCCGTTCGCTTTGGCGTGCGCTTCGACGATCCGGAGCGCTTCTTTCATCCCTCCCATAACGTCTACTTCTCTGAGCGTCGCGAGCGTCCCTGAACACGTCATCAATCGGAGGACCATTGCGGTTGACTTGCTCATGCCCATCTCCTCATCTCCTCTCAGAGCGTCCATCGCTCGCACTATCGATACTCTCACAGTCTCTCGTATCACGCTAGCGGAAAATAGCTGGGGGTTTGTTCAGTAGGGTCCCGTCACTGTCACAGTCGGCACGGCATCAGCAGCCCGCACGCGCCGTCGTCGCGGCCCGTCTCGACGCGAATAGGGTCATGGGGCACGCTGTAGGTCCGCCTGTCTGCATCGGGCGCATCGGTTTCGACCTTCACGCGGAATGTCAGCGCGACACCCTGGAATTTCTCCCCGCCGCGACCGATTGCCTTGGCCAGTTCTGCCAGGAGCGCCACGTCCAGACACACTGTCACGGTCCCCGGTTCGCCGCGACCTACCCCAGACATAGTGTTCAGGATAGGGTCAATCGGAGGGAATGACACACCGTCGGGGACCGCTGGACGCGGGAAGCGCATTCCGCCTTTGATGGATACTTCGCCATTGGGATGGAGCCAGGTCTCGTTATCCTTGCGGCATGCTTTGCGCGCCGCCTTTACCGCGTCGGCAGAGATCATGCCGCCATCATCGCCGTGCTCGTGAGTAACAGGAACGACGGCCAGAACGCTTCCATTCGTCGCACACAGGCGCTTTTTCTCGACGTCGAAATATACGTGGTTCAGTTGCGGACGAGTGGCGTCCTTGCTAACGACTCTTTCGATCTCACAGTTCGTCGGGAATTTCATTTTTGCCGTTCCTTTCCGTTCGTTTGTTCGTTTTCGCTTGATGGTTTGTGTCGCCAAGGAGGGGCCCGCCCCCGGGCCCTACCCAAGCGGCACGAACTAGGACGCCAGAAGCGCGAGCGCCCGCTCTTTCAACGCCGCGCCCGAGCCGAACCACGCGCTAGCGAGCCTGCTATCCTCCGCCGAGTCGTCCCCCGTGCGCCGGGTTGACCGGTAGTGGTCCGCGTACTCCGTGACCGCGTTGAATGCTGCCCAGCGCGTACCACGGACCGCGTAGTTGCCGCGCCCGGTTTCGAACAGGTCAATGACCCGCTCGCGCATGCCTTCGAGGCGGGGCGAGGGCTTCGCGACGTCCGACGGAAAGAGCTCCTCGGCAAACGCCCGCATGCCCGACGCGGTCATTTGCGCGTGATACATGCGCTGTCCCCGCTCGCGGAACCGTTCCAGCATGTCAACCGCCGCGTGAATTCGCTCAACTGCCCCCTCGAATTCGAGGTTGCCTTTCCTTGTGTGACCCATCGTCAGGCCACCATTCGCGGCGGCCCGACTCATCATGAACGTATTGCGGCACACGATCCGGGTCGTTGATGGGTTCCAGCGGTCCGTCATGCGCGAGCCATGCGAAATGGTGAGAGTGAGGTAGCCGCGCATTTCGTCGCCGCCGATGTCGAAGGTCCGCATTTGTGCCTGGATCCACGCGAGCTTGCCCCCCGCGAAAACGCCCGCGTTGCTGTAGCCTTCCAGGAGGCCAGCTTCCACTAGACGGTCGAACGCGGACAGGCCCAGCACGTTCTGATTCGGCTGATACTGACTGCCGACCACGGATAGCGGTGCGCCGTTGTCGTCGCGGACGAGCGCAAACGCGCCCGGCATCGCGCGCCCGTCGGGTAGGCGCAGGGCGCGCTTGCTCACGGTCCAGTCGACGCGGGCCGCGTTGAGGATCTGCGATGCCTTGACCCGGTGAACCTCGGTCGAAAGCTCGCGCGCATCTGTCACGCCACCGAGCAAGAGCCGACCGTTGATGCGCTCCGAAACAGGGGTGATGTCCAGCATGGGGTGATTTCCTTTCGTTCGTTCGTTGGTGGGTCTAGTCGCCCGTGTGAGGCACGCGCCGCATGCCCCAAGGCGGAGGACTAGACGGCTTCCAGCGCGGCCGCCCCTCGAGCGTCCAGATCCGCCAGCGCCATCAGGATATCCGCCTCGTCATCCCCCAGTACCAGCGCGTCCAGTGCCGCAGGGGTCCGCGCGATGATGTCGATTCGGGTTGGCTCGTCATTCCAGATTGAGTCGTTCATTCTCGTTCCCTCCTGACACGTATACTCGTCTGAACATGCTCACCGCTCAAGCCCCTTTCCGACGGTTTCTGAATTCTGCCGTGTCTATGCGGGTATACGCGTGAAGAGTTAACACTCGAAACATGCCTCGCGAGCAAGTCCGCGTGCTCGCTGGCCCGCTGGCGCATTTGTCCGATAGCGGGTAAGTACGCGATTTGCCTTGGGTTCGCTCCGCGTATACCCTCGCCAGATGGGTCGATACCGCTACCGACCGAGCCGGGACCGCGCGCGGCTGCTCACCCTGAAAATCTCCGATGTAGAGCTCCGCCTGGTAACCGCCCGCGCAGCTGCAGACGGTGTCACGCGCGCCGACTGGATACGAGCTCGGCTGGGACTCCCGACGGGCCCGGCCCCGTCCCCGCTCGCGCCCGAGATCGAGGACGCCCGCGCACGCGAGGCTCGTAAATCCTCGCGCGGGGCAAAATCCCCGGGGCCCTGAAAATTTCCAGTATTTCGGGCCGGCCCCGCGAAAACGGACCCCCGCCCCTATTTAAGCGAGGGCTCGGGGCCGGGGTCGCGAGGGGCTCGCGGCCCTAGTACCCATACGGTACAACGTTCTTTCGCCTCCACGCCCGC